TAAGAGCGAGAACAGTGCAGCTGAACACAAACGCTATTCAATAACCTATACCAATGAAAACTTCGGCTTGAATATTATGCTGAAGGAAAGTGTTGATGCGCATATAGTTGGTGTTGAAGATCTTAAAAAGTTCGCAGGACTTTCCTCTAGAGCTTGGGACAAGCCTCAGTGGGGTCGGTCTATGACTGCTAATATAAACTGGGAAGACCATGTTGGTCGTAGGCAGAAAATTTTAGAGCAGTTTCAGAACTTCAATCCGGATGTTGAATAAATGGACATCGTAAAACTATTCAGCGTCTCTCAGGGGATGTCTGCGATACAAAGGTATTCGCAACTCCACCTGTTAAAAAGCGAATCAGTGATGGAGCACACAGGCTTTGTGTGCCTCTTCACATACACTCTATGCGAGGAGATCAATTCGGTCTCCTCTGCCAAAAATAAGCTGGATGTCGGAATGGCTCTACAAAAAGCAATCGTGCATGATATCGATGAAGTTATAACAGGCGACATCCCTAGACCAACCAAGTATTATAGCGACGAGTCTGTTGCTGTATTTAAAAAGATAGCGGAAGCTGGCATTGACCAGATAATTAATGAGTTGAGAATAAACAGCAGAAACATGAAGACCAACTGGGAGCAGTCTAAGGCTGGGAAAGAAGGTATGATTGTTGCGTTGGCTGATCTATCCTCGGTAATATACAAGCTCTGGGAAGAGATATTAATGCTTGGCAACAAGAAACTTTTCAGGCAAGCTAATGAGGTAAAAAACTTCTTAGGAGATTTTAAAAATAAAATAGCAAATGGCGGTTGGTTTGCACCAGAACAGGAGCACATTATTCATGTTGCTTTAGATCAGCTCTATACAATACTTAACGAGATTTCGAAAACCTCCGACCCAATACACGGAACATTCAAAACATTCGAAGTCGACACAATGGCACACCACAGATAAAAGGAAAAAATATGGCACATCATAAAGAAAAATATAATCAAAATTTTGTTAACAGAGTTCACGAGATGAGAGCTGTAAAATTTACAAATGAAGAAATAGGCAAAGAGCTAAACATTAAACCAGCAGCTGTTACCTATATTCTTAAAAGTCGACCTTATGTAAAAACCTCTCCGATGGATGTTGTTTTAGAAGTTTTCCACGAGGAAGAAGAAAAAGAAAGCATGTCAGCTAAAATTAAAAAGCTATTAAAGTTTTGGCAAAAATAAACTTTATTTTTTAGCTTAAAAGGTTTAAAGTTCTACTATTGAGAAAGGAAGTCGAATGAATATTTTTTACTTGGACGCCAGTCCAAAAGAAGCAGCTATGATGCATTGCGATAAACATTGCGTTAAGATGATACTCGAGACTGCGCAACTGCTAAGCACTGCGCACCGAGAGCTTGATGGAGACTGGTGGGCTGATAAGGTTGGCTTGTATAAGTCGACCCATAAGAACCATCCCTCCGCAGTCTGGGTTCGGGAAAGCTCCGAACACTACTGGTGGGCACTAGGCTTGTTCGTGTATCTATGCAAGGAATACACAGCTCGCTATGGTAAAACCCACAAGAGTGCGGAGCTTATGCAGTTGATTTGCATCGCACCTATGAATATAGAAGAGATTGGCTTCACAGAACCACCCCAGTGCATGCCTGATGAGTATAAGTGCGAGAGCACAACCGAGGCTTATCGCAACTATTACTTAGGTGAGAAGATGGGCTTTGCGAAGTGGAATTATAGTCCTGCTCCGGAGTGGTCTTATGCTTAAAATAAGAGGAAATGATATAGAGCTGAACGATAAAAAAGTTGCTAGGCTTTTCGACCTTAATACTTTTGATAGAAGAGACCTAGAGGATCTTTTTGACAAAGCTAATAACTATGAGGATGATGTACGCAGTTCATATGAAAGAGGCAGAGACAATGAGTGATCTTAAAACAATCGGAGATGTTGCTAGAAAGCATCGCAGGAACAAGTCACCGATAGACTGCATGGAGGACGCTCTAGAGACCTTTAAAGAACGCAATAAAGTTTATGGTGATAATTACCATCGTCATGGAAAAGTAATGATGGCTTTATTCCCCAAAGGAGTTACTCTTGATAATGAGAAGGAATGGAACAGGTTCGGCATTGTAAACATGATTGTTGCAAAGCTAACTCGCTATTCCGAGAATTGGCCAGGATCGCACGAGGACTCAGTCCATGATATGGGTGTTTATTCTTTTATGTTGCAGTCCTTAGATAACGAGGACAAAGAATGATTATATTCGATCTTGAAACAACAGGCTTGCCCAAGGCTGAAGGCTCCGACCTAGACCTGCAACCTAGGATAATTGAGTTCGGTGCTATAAAGTACAACGACAATCTTATCGGCAAAGGNGAGATGCGGGAGGACGCAAGGCTAGAGTTCTTTTGCAATCCTGGACACCTGCTCGATCCTAAGATAATAAAGATCACAGGCATAACCGACGAGATGCTAAAGGACGAGAAACCATTCATAACCAAGGTCGATGAGCTGACGGACTTCTTCCTAGGTGAAAGAGACATCGTTGCACACAACTTGCCTTTCGACCGAAAGGTTTTAAGGTTCGAATTGGAAAGGCTCGACAAAGTAACTAAGTTCCCATGGCCACCTAATCACATCTGCACAGTTGAGATAGGTCAAAAGATCTGGGGCAAGATGCGCAAGCTGGGAGACATTTACGAAGAGCTATTCGACGAGAAAATAGACGGTGCCCACAGATCAATAAACGATGTTGAGGCAACTGCGAGAATTGTAGACTGGTACATAGACAGAGGAGAATTGTAATGGCAATAGCATTAGCAGGTTTCGTTATTAGCTATGTAATCATTGCGGTGATTATGTAATGCTTCACATAAGAACACGCACTGAATACTCTTTCCGCAAAGCGTATGGTCCAATTGCAAACATCATAGAGTCAGACGGTGGTGATGCAATAGGCATTGCTGATGCTGGGACGTGGGGGCATGTTCCCTTTAGTAATGCTTGCAAGAAGGCTGGAAAGAAACCAATATTCGGAGCCGAGATTTCAATTGTAATTGACTCGACCGATCGCTCTAAACAGACCGCAAACATGATGGCTTTTATTGCTAAGAATAATGAAGGCTTGTCCGAGATTTATGAGCTTGTTACAAGAAGCACGAGCAAGGAAAATTTCTATTACTTCCCGAGGCTAAGTTACTCCGACCTGTTCGATATATCCGAAAATGTAATTATCCTAAGTGGCACACACCCAGAGTGGGGACTGCTTCCTTTGACCAGAAAAGACGATCTTTACATCGAGATGAATCCAATGAGTTCTAAGAAGGCTCTAGATTTTTGCGAGAAGAAAGGCTTCAAGCCAGTAGCAACCTCCGACAATTATTATCCTAAAGTCTCCGACCGCAAGGCTTATGAGGTTCTGGTTGGCATGAATAGGATGGAACGAACCAAGCCTATGCACCTTTTGAACGAACACGAGATGCTAGACTGCATCCCTTGGCTTCCGGATGAGGCAATACAGAACACTTACAAAATAGCAGACATGTGTAATGTTGATCTGCCTGTTGCTCAGATGATATCATTTACTCCTGAGAAAACTTTAGAGCAGATGTGCATTGATGGTGCTCCGGACAGAGGAATAGATTTAGAAGATCCAGTTTATAAAGCTCGGCTGAGGCGAGAAATAGACATGATCGCTATGAAGAAATTCGAGGACTATTTCTATGTGATTGCTGACATGATAAGCTATGCCAAGAAACACATGCTTGTTGGTCCAGCTCGTGGGTCTTCAGCTGGCTCTTTGGTTTGTTACTTGACAGGGATAACGGATGTCGATCCTATAAAGTTCGACCTGCTATTTGAAAGGTTCATTGACGTTACTCGTGCTGACTTGCCTGATATTGATATTGACTTTCAGGATGATCGCAGAGAGATGGTCTTTCAATACCTGAGGGACAAGTATGGCTCCGAGAAAGTTGCCCACCTAGGAACAGTCAGCAGATATAAAGCCAAGAGCACAATAACCGAAGTTGCCAAAGAGCTTGGCATTCCAGCTTGGGAAGTTAATGACCTAAAAGGTGCAATCATTGAGCGAAGCGGAGGAGACGCTCGTGCTGCGATGTGTATTCTAGACACCTTTAATGACCTAGACATCGGCAAGCAAGTTTTGGCTAAATATCCGCAAATGAAAATAGCAAGTAAAATGGAGAACCATGCTCGCCACACAGGGGTTCACGCTGCTGGGATTATCGTAACTGAGGAGCCTGTGAGCAAATACTGCTCGGTGAGTGCTCAGAGTGGTGCAGCTCAGATAGACAAAAAGGATGCTGAGAATTTAAACT